GGTCGAACTCGCCCCCTCCGGCACCGCCGGGACCGCTCCTGCCTGGGGTCCGCTTCTGCGGGCCTGCGGCGTGGCCCAGACGGTCAGCGCCGGGGTTTCGGTCACCTACAACCCGATCACCGACACTCACGAGTCGGGCTCGCTCTACCTCTACATCGACGGGACGCTCTACAAGTCGCTCGGGGTTCGTGGCACCGGAAAGTTCACGGTCGACGCCCAGGGCATCCCCTACTTCGAATTCGAGATGACCGGCCTTTGGGTGCAACCAGCGGAATCGGCGAACCCTGCGGCGACGCTGACCGCCTTCCAGAAGCCGAAGATCGTGTCGAAGCTGAATACCACGACCTTCACCATCAACGCGGTGGCGATGGTCATGCGCAAGTTCGAGCTGGATCTCGGGAACAAGGTCGAGCCGCGCTTCCTGGTCGGGGTCGAAGAAATCCTGATCACCGACAAGGCGGAGATGATCAAGACGCAGGTCCAGGCCGACCTTCTGTCGGTGATCGACCCCTTCGGCCTGGCGCTGGCGCAGACCGATGTCGCGGTGAACCTGGTCCACGGTACCACGGCGGGCAACATCTCGACGCTCAACTGCCCCGCCGCGCAGATGCAGCGGCCGCAGGGCGCCGAGGAAGCCCAGGGGATCAAGGAATGGCCGCTGAGCCTGATGCCGAAGCCCACCGGCACCGGCAACAACCAGTGGACCCTGGTGCTGACCTGATACCCAGCGGGGCTTTGGCCCCCGAACCCAAGGGGGTGGCGCGTTGATCAGCCACCCCCGACCCTTCACCCCCGGAGCTGCTGCCAATGGCCTTCAAGATCGTCAAGAACCCGACCTTCATCCACGAGGTGCCCGTCATGGTGCCCGTCGATGGCGGCCATGAACGTCAGTCCCTGCGGGCGCAATTCCGCGTCGTTCCGCAGGACGAGCTGGCCGATCACGACCTGCGCACCCCGGAGGGAAGCGAGAGCTACTGCCGGGCCATCGTGGCCGACTTCGCCGACATCGAGGACGACACCGGCCAGCCGATGCCGATGTCGGACGAGGTGCGCAACACCCTGTTCCGGACCGCCTTCGTCCAGATCGCCCTGATCCGTTCCTATGCGCTGGCGATGTCGGCGGCCCGAACGGGAAACTGACATGGGCCGGGCGCGCCTGGGCGAAGGGCGAGCTTGGCCAGGACCGGCAAACCACTGACGAGCTGGACGACGACTTCCGTCGCTTCGGCCTGATCCACGAAGCGGACGAGGACGATGAACCCGAAACTGGCATCTGGGCAGAGAACGAGGGGGCGCTGCGCGCCTTCCTGTGCATCGCCAGCCAGTGGCGGATTGCCACCCCCGGCGATGGCACGATCCGTCGCACCGGCCTCGACTACCAGGGCGCCAGGGCCGGTCTCGATCTTGCGGGGGTGGCAATGACCCCGGAACTTTGGGCCGATGTCCAGGTCATCGAGGACGCCGTCGTCGGGGTCAGCTTCGAGGAGGCTGACTGATGGCGCTTGATTTCACGCTGGTCCTGCGGGCGGAAACGGGGGCGGCGAAGGCGCAGCTGGAAGGCGTGGCCACCGGCGTCAAGGGCGTCACGACAGCGACGACCGACCTGACCACGAAGTCCCGAGCGGCGGCCACGGCGGCCGATGGCGAGGCCGGTGCAAAGCGGCGCAGCGCACAGGCGGCGCGCGAACTTGAAGCCGCCAATAGCCGCGCGTCGGCTGCAACTGGGAATTTGGTCGCGAACTTCAACGACGTCGGCATGATGCTGATGGCGGGACAGAACCCACTGCAGCTCGCCATCCAGCAGGGCAGCCAAATCACGCAGGTGCTTGGACCGATGGGTGCGGCGGGCGCGGCGAAGGCTTTGGGTGGGGCCTTCACGAACCTTCTGAACCCGATCAACCTGATCATTCCTGCGGTGATCGCGGCGGCGGGCTACACGATCCAATGGCTTACCGGCGCTGAAGAAGGCGCAAAATCGCTAGAGGATCAGATCAAGGCCGTGACCGATGCCGTCGCCACATGGCGGGACGAGAGCGGAAAGTCGCTGGCAGATCTGCGCAAGGACTTCGGGACGATCACTCCTGAGCTCGTCGCCATGCAGCGGGAGCTGAACCAGCTTCGGATTGCCGATGTCATGAAAGAGGCCCAGCAAGCAGCGCAGGGTCTTTCCGAGACGATGAACGGAGGTCTCTTCGGTCAGGCGGCGAACATCAAAGATTTGTTGGGCCTCGAAGAGTTCTCTCGCCAGGGTAACGTTGGAAATGCCGTCGTTCAGGAAATTCAGGGCCTTCTGAGCGCTGTCGGCAATGCTTCCGGGGTGCGTGAGCAACTGGCCGCCGTAGAGCAGCTGCGCACCCGCTTTGCTGAGGTTACGGGCGGTGTCACCGCCATGAATGCCGAGCAAAGGGTCTTCTACCAAAGTGTCCTGGAATCGGAAGCTGCCCTGCGCATGGCGGCCGTGGCAACCGGAGAAGTGGCTTCGGGAACCGAAGATGCCGGTCGAGCAGCCAACGAGCTGGCGAACCGCGCGCAAAACGTCGTCAGATCACTCGCGTCGGCGGATGGCAGCAGGTTGGTCGCCGCCTTCCAGGCTGCCTTTCCTGCGGCGTCGCAACTCCTTGGGATAGCGAGGGGCATCGTTGCGACCATCGGTGGGCTTCAGGTTCCCGCACCCGGGCCCGGAATGGGTCGTGGATCTTCGCCGGGCGGACCTCTCGTCGGATCGGCGGACCTCGCGGCATTGCAGGCGGGCGGCGGCGTATGGAGAACTATGCCCGTCAAGCTGCCAAAGATTGGCGGCGGCGGCGGTGGAGGCGGTGGCGGTGCTGCGGCCCGCGATGAGGCCAATGCGCTGCAGGAGCTGATCTCCAGCCTTGAGGCCGAGATCGAGGCGCTGCACGTCCAGGACCCTATCCAGCAGGAGATGCTGAAGCACCGCGAGGCACTGGCGGGCGCGACCGCGGCCGAGAAGAAGAAGGTCGAGGAGCTGATCGCCGCCCGCGAGCGCGAGCAGATGCTAATGGAAGCCGCGAAGGCCCGGGCGCAGTTCTTCGAGGAGATCGGGACCAACGCGATCGAAGCCCTGATCGTCAAGGGCGAGTCCTTCAACGATGTTTTGAAGAACATCGCCAGAAGCCTGATCGAAGCTGCATTGCAGGCGACGATCTTCGGCAAGGGACCGTTTGGCAGCCTCTTTGGCGGCACCTCGATCCTGTCCGGTCTGTTCGGTGGCGGCGGTGGCGGCGGTGGCGGCCTCGGCAGCCTGCTGGGCGGCGGCGATCTTTTCGGTGGCCTGGCGGGCGGCGGGATGGTTCACGGGCCGGGCACCGGAACCTCCGACAGCATCCCGACCATGCTGTCGAACGGCGAGTATGTGGTCAACGCCCGCGCCACCGCCCGAAACCGGCACATGCTGGAGGCGATCAACTCCGGCGGCCGGATCGGCGGCTTCGCCGAGGGCGGCTATGTCGGAACCGACAGCCGCCGCATGGGCAGCCGGAGTGGCGGCCGCGATCTGCCCGCGACGATCTACATGGATCTTCGCGGCGTGAAGGGCGACCGCGAGATCGAGGCGGTGGCGCGGAAGTCGGCCGCGCAGATGATCGCGCTCTACGACAAGGAAGGCTTGCCGGTTTCGGTCAAGCGGGTATCCGGCGATCCCCGGAGGACCGGCTGATGGCGCTGAGCTATCCCCTGACGCTCGCCACCTTCGCCGACACGCTTCTGTGCGCGCGCGTGACCTGCGACCTGCCCGAGATGGTCGAGCAATCCCGCACCGCCGGGGGCGAGCAGCTGATGGCCGACATGGGCGAGCGGCTCTGGACCGGGCGGATCGACCTCGGGAAGATGGTGCGGACCGAGATCGGGCGCCGCGAGGTGCTGATCCAGGTGGTCAAGCAGGGCAAGACCTTCCAGTGCTATGACCGCCGCCGCCTCTATCCCCTTCTGGACCCGACCGGGTCGATCCTCGGCGCTTCTGCGGTCACGATCCTGGCGCTCGGCGGCGACCCGCGCGAGATGTCGCTGGCGGGCCTGCCGGTGGGCTACACGCTGTCGGCGGGGGACTACCTGTCCTTCGCCTACACCTCGCTTTCGGTCACGCGGCAGGCCCTGCACAAGGTCGTCGACACCACAGTGGTCGCGAACGGGTCGGGGCAGACCTCGCTGTTCGAGGTCGTCCCGCCGATCCGCCCCGGTGCAGCTGCGGCCGCCGCCGTCACCTTGAAGAAGCCCTTCTGCAAGGCCGTGATGGTCGCGGGCAGCGCCAGCCCGTCGGACGGCAGCAGCACCGTTTACGAGGGGCTGGGCTTCGACTGGGTCCAGACCTTGAGGTGAGGTGAATGCGCAGCTTCGACGCCCCCACGCTTGCCGCCTTCCAGTCCCGCGTCGCGGTGATGAACCGGGTTCTGTTCTGGATCACCGCCCGGAACCGGATCACCGGCCTGCCCGAAGAGCTGGGCCTGTGGAACGGCGGCTATGATCGCAGCTTCACCATCGGCGGGGTACCACGCACCTA